ATCTGTAGGTAGAGGATGTATCATAGATACCTCTATAGTTCTTGTATGCCTGTAACCAGCGTCTCTCATCGGAAAGACGACCAGTTTCAGCATCAAGAAACTTACTATTGATAAAGCCTACAAGACCCGGAAGTTCATCCTCTTCTACTTCTACAGCTTCAGGAAGTTCTTCGTCAGCCATAAATTAAATTATCCTGCCTTTGTAAAATCAGAAGTCATCATCTTCTTGCCAGACTCGGAAGGAACATCGGCAGATTGCTTGAAATTTACATCGGTTGGACCCAGAAGGTCTTTCTCCAGTGCTTCACGATAAAGAGCGCCATCAGGAACAGGACTCATGTCTCCCTGCTTCTCGGCCATTCCTTCAAAGTCTTTGGCAGTATAGGGTTTTAGATAGGGCATTAATTTCTCCTTTATTTAATTCTATTGGGTTTACGAACAGAGCCGCCTTTGGCATACTGTTTTATAACTTTGGCAGTACGATAAGACTTCGGGCGGCTGGATACTCGACCACCTCCCTTCTTTTTTACTTTTTTAATAATATCTTCTGCAAAAGAAGTTTTTCCAGCAGGACTATCTTCTTCACCTCTGGTTGGAGCATCTCTTGTATATTCAGTTAGACTTCCCGCTCCTCCAAGAGCAGCATCTCTTTTTGCTTTATTTTCTGCATTCCAATCAGACCAATATTGATCTGCTTCTTCATCACGACCTTGCATTTTTAAATCAGTGTATGTAACATCTCTATCTATTTCAGACTTGGAACGACGAAGACCAAACAGCTTTTGTCCAAATCCAGATTCAGCTACTTTTTTATATGGTGATAGTTCTGCTTGCGTAAATCTAGGACTGGCATCTCTTATAGCTGCTTTTTCTGCTGTTATTCTTCCATACCAATTCTGCATTTTTTGTCGCATTCTATCCTGAAAAATTTCTTCTCCTTCAGGTGTTGATCTGGTTAAATCAGGATATCCAGCAGAAATTCCGGGTGCTTTACGTCTATAATCCCAAGGAACATCTTCTCCTATTCTTTGTCTAAATTCGGTAGGTGTAAATCCTTCTGGTGCTTGTTCATCAGGGTCTAATTGTTGTCTATCCACTCTTTTTTGATGTTCTTCTCTATATCCTGCTCTTATTTGTTCAGCAAATTCTTGTTGTGAAGTAGGAGCACTAGGTTTACGTCCTAGTTCTGCATCTATCATATCTTGTCGATTTTCTGGTCGAGGAATACGGGGATCAACATATTCAGTATCCATATGTTCTAACAGAAGATTAGCCGTTTCAGGAACCATTCCTATACCAACTAATGCTGCTATAGTCTTCTTCTTAGACATACCTGCTTTAAAATTAGAGAAAATAGTAGCAGCTTTAGGATTTTTTGCTGCTTCTCTAAATGTTTTATTCCAGAAAGGTGTACCTTGTCCTACAGGTGTTATATGACTTGCTCTTGAAAGAGAACCATCTGCTCTAAAAACACCTCTTGGATTTTTATTTGTTGCTTTTAAAACAGGTTTTGTAGCACTCTTTACATGAGCAAAAACTTTAGGTAGCTGTTTTGCAGTTACTTTTGCCAATTCTTTTATAGCAAAACGTCCGCCTATCCATACTACTGCCCAAATTAAAGGTGCTGCCATTTTTTATTTCCTTTTAGTATCCAAAGACAGAATCTTCCATGGTAGGTGCAGAGTCGGTATGAAACTTAAAATTATACAGGGACGAAGATGTTTGTCTGTTCATTACCATATATCTCAATGCATCATATGCATGGTCTTCTGTTCGTGTGTCTATATCTTCACTATTTGTCTTGGAGATTGGAAGCGTGGGAAGTGTTCTGACAAGATTGGTGCAGGTATTGAACATCCTGAGTCTGGGATTACCATATGAATCTGTCTGTAGTCTTCGATGTACTTCTATCTTTCCATTCACTCTGTCGGAGTTTGATGGAACCCACCTTACTCCTCTTCTGATCATACTCTCTGCAACACTTATCCCGTGTCCTGTGCGGTTCCAGCAAGACCTATCTAGGATACCAATGTACATACTGGGATCATCTGCTTCCATTTGCAGAATAAGGTCTGCCAACTGTTCTCCCGTGTGCCCTTTAACATATAATTCTCTGTATATCCAGACATTATCGTCCCAATCTATTGCTCCCCATAGAACACAGGAGGGGGCTGAATATCCATAGTCACAAGCCCTTACTCTTACCCAGTTATAAGGAATTTCCACTGGATCAATAACGTGCAATGATCTGTTAAATTCCCTGAAAGCTGCTCCTTCTGCCACATCCCAGTCACCTGACAGGAGTCTCTTTCGTTCTACTTCTGGCAGTGAGAGAAGCATTGCTTCATATTCACCATCCATTGCCAGATGAGGGTTGTCAGTCAGTCTGGCAGGTATAAACTTTCTTTGAAACAGAGGCTGGTTTGCTTTCTGATGCGTCCTGCCATATTTAAGAACCTTGCCTGTCTCTATATCTGTGGCCCAGAAAGGTTTTGTGGGTGGTTCTGGGTCAATAAACATTTTCTTTACCCACCAGCCTCCTGCTCCGCCCGGATTTGAAGAAGCCCTCATGTATGTCTGTATCTTGGGATCGATTGTTCTCAATCTTGATCTCAGATAGTTCCAAACGTAGGGAGTTGGGTAGTGTCCAAGCTCATCAATGCCAATCCATGTGAATGACTGGCCTTGATAGCGGTATACATCATCATCTTTATCTACATAACTGAAGAGAGCCGTTGCTCCACTGGGAAATTCCCATGTCTTTGTGGATTCTTTAAATCGTGCCTTGGGAAAAGCCTTTGTGTAAATCTGTTTACTCTTGTCTATAAGCTCTGTCAGTTCTGCCAGTGTTCTTCTCAGGAGCAGGGCACGGTGGTTGCCGTTATCTGCATATCTTAGAAGGTCCATCAGCATGGCATATGACTTGCCACCACCTGCTGCTCCACCATAGAGTACTTCTTTCTCTGGAGAAGCTAGGAACTCTGTTTGAGGTCCATCATTGGGTTTGAAGGCAATGTCCAGACCTTCATCCAGTGCTTCCTTTACTGTTACGGGAAGATTTTCCAGTAATTCTTCTTTGAGTAGTCCTCCTTTTTCCAGAATATCAAGGGCTTTCTCAGCTTTTTTCTTTCTGCCCGTTCTATTCTTTGCTTTTGTCTGTAGCTTGTCTCGTTCTCTTCTCTGGTGATTGATGCTTCTCTTCAGACTTCTCTTTGCTTTTTCTTTTCTGGAAACATGATATCTACCTTGTTCACCATCTGCTAATTTTGGTCGGGCCATATTTCCTGTTGTTCTTTCTTGGCTGGCAGGAGAACAATCCCATGAATAACTCTGGACTCTGTTGCTATCTCCTGACGCTTACTCACACCTGTTCTATCAAGGATATCATTTGCTGCTCTGAGTCGAACCTCCATTTGTGAACTGGGGATAGTACCGTCAGCATCCAGACCTTCAATTAGTCGATTGGCTGCTTGTACTGAAGAAGATGCAAGATGCTGACGGGTACGTTCAATGATCTCATGCTTTACAGCATTGATGAGATTGCTTCTGGAACCAATATGGTATCCTGCAACCTCCATTGCTTCTTTTACTCGACCACCATTCTCCACAAGAGTACTCAGAAAGGTCTCCTGTTTTTCTGTCAGTTTTCTGGTTTGTAGATTATTCATATTTCTTATTTCTTCTCTAGAGAATACTGAATGATTCTCCACATCCACAACTGGATGTTACATTGGGGTTATTAATATTTAGAACAGAACCAAAAATATCTTTATGGTAATCTATTTCCATTCCTAGTAGATGTAGCAGAGACATACCATCAATTACTAATTTTTTATCCTTATCTATATCTATCGTTTCATCTGTATCAAGGTATTTTTCTGTGAAAGCCCATTTGTAGGAAAATCCTGCACAACCACCACCAGCCACCGATAAATGTATATATCTCTGCTTTTCGTTATTACATATATCCAGTAGGTGGTCTCTGGCTTTTTCTGTTAAAAACATAATGTATTAAAATTAAGAGTATCAAACAATGGGTGGGCCTTCCCTTAGATATTTACAACTTCCACAACACTTGCCACAAAACGTACACTCGCCTTCATATTCGTTCTCTTCCCGATTCCAGATGAATGTACACTCTTCGATACCCAGAGGTCTCATTGTACCATCTTTACATTTACTGGGCTTCCAGAATAATAACTCCAGTGAATCCTTTGTGTAGACAATAAATCTGGGACTGCCGGGAAAGTAATCCTTGTCAAGTCCTAATCTGGAAGCTTCTGTACATCCGTCCTTGAATCTTTTCTCTGGCTCATTGTAGACCGAACAATGATACTTCACTCACATATCCGAATATGTCTTATCGGTAAATCCTCCACCATACAACATATGTCTCTTCATTGCTTGCCATGAATGACATTCACAGTGGCATTCGTTATTTTCACAGACATTTCCTATGCAGGAACAATCGGGATTCTGGCAATTTTTACAGGGACAGGTCATGCCTTCCTCTTTTTGCTTTCTGAAAGAGCTATTGCCACAGCTTGCTTCCGCTTTCTTACTGTTCGACCAGATTTTGATTTAAGTTTTCTCTTTCGGAATTCTTTCATTACTTTGGCAATCTTATTTTTAGACATATTTTATCCTGTCAGAGAAAGGGCGGTGGGGAGCAGGGGCCGGAATTACCCCCAACCTAGGAAGTGTCTTATGTTTGCACTTTTAACACTCCCCACCTATAGATGATCGTTAGCCTGTCAGCAGTTTTTATTGTGGGATGAAGACATATGCTTATAACCATCTATATTATCTCTATTATAGTACTGTATGCAGATTTGTCAAGTACTATTTTATACAATAATATAAGTTACTGATTTTATTAGATAAAAATATTACTGTAAATACGATTGGTCTCCCTAAGTATACTATTAGTATACACTATAAGTATATACTATAAGAATAGTACTATTAGTATATATCTATAAGTATAATACTAATAGTATATATCTATTAGTATATATCTATAAGTATAATACTAATAGTATATATCTATTAGTATATATCTATAAGTATAATACTATAAGAATAGTACTATAAGTATATACTAATAGGAGTCTAGCCAGATTCTGATGGAAAACCCCTGAAATTACAAAAATTTGTGCATAAGGTCATATATATATATGGGGGGGCGGGGTGGCCCTAGTGTCCCCGTCTTGATTACTTCTTCTTTTCTATATTATTACTTGCCACTATATCGAACACTTCATGTATTACTTTAAGTTTCAACTATTCGATATTCTTTTGTTTCATTTGTCTTTGATCTTTGTTGTTTTACTCTTTGTTTCTACTTTGTTGCGCCATGTGTCATCTCATATACACCGATCGGTACCACTGTCTTTCTCATGTATCCCAACGACATATCTCGTTATCTACTCCCACGGGCAAGGCGTTATATTATAACGTAATGGTTCTCCCTCAGTCTCCCTCCAGTCTCCCTTCAGTCTCCCTCCAGTCTCCCTCCAGTCTCCCTTCAGTCTCCCTTCAGTCTCCCTCAGGCTCCCTTCAGTCTCCCTCCAGTCTCCCTTCAGTCTCCCTCCAGTCTCCCTTCAGTCTCCCTTCAGTCTCCCTCAGTCTCCCTTCAGTCTCCCTCCAGTCTCCCTCAGTCTCCCTTCAGTCTCCCTCAGTCTCCCTCCAGTCTCCCTTCAGTCTCCCTTCAGTCTCCCTCCAGTCTCCCTCAGTCTCCCTTCAGGCTCCCTCAGTCTCCCTCAGGCTCCCTTCAGTCTCCCTCAGGCTCCCTCAGTCTCCCTCAGGCTCCCTTCAGTCTCCCTTCAGGCTCCCACCGATCGGTACCACTGTCTTTCTCTCAGTCTCCCTTCAGGCTCCCTCAGTCTCCCTTCAGTCTCCCTCCAGTCTCCCTCAGTCTCCCTCAGTCTCCCTTCAGGCTCCCTTCAGTCTCCCTCAGTCTCCCTTCAGTCTCCCTTCAGGCTCCCTCAGTCTCCCTTCAGTCTCCTTTCAGTCTCCCTCCAGTCTCCCTCAGTCTCCCTCAGTCTCCCTTCATTCTCCTTTCAGTCTCCCTCCAGTCTCCCTCAGTCTCCCTCAGTCTCCCTTCAGGTCTCCCCTTCGATACCCTGTAACCCGCAGAAACCCTAGGGATTTGACACTTTTCATCATATCGTGATAAGAGTACCCCGTGAATTGTTTGTAGTTTAGAATAATTCTAAATTGTAATTCCAGTCACGTTCCCTAGGGGACGCTGGGATTACGGCCCTGAACTAGGGTTACATCGTGAATGAAGCAGACAGGGGTCTCCCCATAGAGACCGTGGATCCCGTTTGCTATTTTTCATGGGGATTACTCCCACGAGTAATCACGGTCTGGAGATTGATAGTCAAGATGGCTACAAATCCAAAAAGATCTACTGCTTCAAGTATCTCTGACACGTCCGGTATCACGCATTTACCGAATGATGTTCCTTCCACCGTCGATATGGTGGAAGCCCTCCTGCTAGCATCAAATCAAAAGGCGGTTGATGCGGGGAAGGAAAAGACAGAGGCAGAGGGTTACAGGTTATATTCTTTTGTAACCCTGACCCTTATTCCAGCCGATGAGGTACGAGAAGCATTGGGAAGGATAGACGGGAAAGTTACGAAATCTTTCCTCAATCTAGTGTCACGATTTGGCAATCCTTCAAATGAACCTGCCAAGAAAATCAGGGACATATTTGGTACAGCCGAATTCCTGAATTTTCTAGGGAAAAAGGATGACGGGTATCCTTCGAGGATTGAATATCTTAAAACCTTGAGAGATCCTGCCGATCCTAAAGGCAAACGAACACTGGCGGGGGCGAATGCTCTACAAAGGTTCGCTAACCCTCCCAGCAGGGACCTTATCCTCAAACGTCTAGGGAAAGCTTTACGAGAGATAAACAGGCTTTCCGACGATGAAAAATCCATCGTGGAGAAAAAGGCTCTAGAGGATAAGGTGGACGAAAAGGGCCAGACTAAAGAGACGGCTCTAGATTTTGCCGACAAGGTTCACGGCAAGTGGGCAATCGTCCCGTCTAAGAGTGCTGCAAAATGAATGTAGAACGTATGCACTCTAAAACGTTCCGCCGGTACGAACTGAACCACGGTCTGGCTCATCATAATCGCTTGATGGTCAGTCTTAAATCCGCCGTTAGCACTCGTAATGGAGCGCTGGAACGTCACAAGAGAGACGTAGCGGAGGGTAGGCGGAACGGCTGGGAATTCGTCAGTTATGGTATTCACCTACGGCATACCATAAAGAGCCTAGAAAATAAGGCTTGGCGAAATCTGAAACGTTCTAACCCGTTCCTGACTAGAGCAGAATATGTATCCAGAGTGCAGGACATAGCCACTCTGATACACTAGAACTTGGGCGACAGGGTGTAACAGCCTTGTCGCCTCTTTTCTTATGTCATGTTCTATTGTAGTGAATAGTGCAGGAACCCAATCAACTACTCCCAGGAGTAATAATATTATGACGATATGGAAACCATATGCTGAATTATTCAATCCAAAATCTTCTAACAATTTTGATGATCGAAGCAATGGATCAGGAATATGTTGGAAGCAATGTTCACTAGAAGTGAACGGGAAACAAGTTACTGTTTCCATACCTATTCACCTGGGAAAATCTCAACGATCTAAAATATTTTTTCCCACAAAATAATTATAATAGTAAGCAATGCTTTTGTATTCTTTAGGTAATTCGTGAGCTAATGAGGTAACGATATGATTATCGGTAAAGAAGAATACACTTGGACCTGTGGTAACGGAACAGAGAAAACTGCTGAACGTTATATAGTCCAATGTGATAATTCAGATTGTGACGAGACTTTTTATAGACAGAAGGCTCGCATGAGAAATAAAGAGAAGCATCGACAATACTGCAACGTAAAATGTAGAAGTACACATTATGGTATTTGTAAAGTCGATGGTTGTGAAGAAAGGTATACATATACAAGTTCGTTCAAGCATGGTTTTTGTCGTAACCATTGGTATCAAGAGTATCGTTTGAGAAACAGACACAAACTATTAGAACTAATGGGTGGTGCTTGTGTGTGTTGTGGTGAACGTGATCCTATGTTCTTAGAAGTAGATCATGTTTTTAATGATGGTTATAAGGACAGAAAGAATAATACGACAAGTCTAACTGCTAGAAGGCAATTAAAAATATATAATAAAACACCAGAACGTCTACAGTTACTATGTTCTAATTGTAATCATGCCAAAGTTAAGAATGATGGTGTTCTATATCGTCCTGAGAAATTTACGAGAAGGAAGTTAAGGTAATATTATTCTTTAGGCAATTTTGCCAGTGTTTCGCTGGAGGTACTCATGAGTAAAGATTTTGTGGCAGAAAAGTATTACGTTATATCCTGTCGGAAAGATGACGACTGGATGCAGGTCGTCGGTACTTACTACTCCCTTGAAGAGGCCAAAGATGCTGGTCCAATGTCTCTTGGTTACACCTTTGAGATAGTAAAGGTGGTAGGTGAGCTAAAACTATATACAATTTTCGAGGAGAAGTAAGCACATGAAGGAAGTATTGGGAATGATAGCGTTAGGCTATGTACTCCTGATGCTGCTGCTATTAGTGGTGAGTAGTCTTCCCGCAATCTTATAGGAAGTAAGTCATGAAAGTAGTTATCAATACCTGTTATGGCGGCTTTTCTCTCAGCACGAGAGCCATTAGACGACTGAAAGAAATGGACGTCTTCCATATCTTGGATGATATTCTATATGATAACTCTGTAGAATCTCGTTCCAATCCAAAGTTAGTAAGTGTTGTGGAAGAACTGGGTGAAGAAGCCAATAGTAACTTCTCCAAGTTAAAGATCGTGAAGATACCGGATGATGCCCATGATCCATACATAGTAAATTATGATGGAATGGAACACATTGCAGAAGGTAGAGCATGGTCATAGTGGTGAGTAGTATCCCGCAATCTTGATCTAGAAAGGATAGATCATGACGTTAGTTCAAGTAGATATTAAGCAATACATCTTGAAAGATGATATGCTTATCACGTTTGCAGAAGCTGCCAAAATGATTGGTGTAACTACATCAGTTGTTCATGTTGCTGCCAAGAAAGGTAAGCTGAAGAATACCACTCATGTTGGACAAGCAGGATGGGGCTGTCTGAGACAGTATAATAATGAAACAACATATGCTGATCTCAAAGAGTGGAGAGCAGGAGTGAGACCCTACAATAAACGTAAGTCAGCAGTAGAGACTGCCGTTATCTCTACTCATAAGAAAAGAAAGGTGGCTTAATGGACTATGTAGAAATCACAGTGCCATGCCCAGAATGTGATGGGTTTGGCACTGTGGAAAGTCAGAGACCTGTAGGTAATAGCGAAGGAAAGGATTATTATATAACAGAAATAGAATGTGAGGAGTGTTTTGGTAGTGGTGAGGATACAAAAGGTAACTTCTATAATTCTTTAAAAGAAGCAAAGGAAGATTACCCCAATGCAATATCAACCAGAGTAATCAGATAGGAGCAAGCTATGAAACCATCAGAAAAATCAGATGGAATGGTTCAGTTCATTGATCATATGGCAAAGGCTAACTTTGGAAGGAGTCGAACTTCCTGTGTACAGAACGATCTTTGTGTATCATGTGGTGAACCGGCGGTATCTTTCCGAGATGAGTTATCCAGAAAAGAATACACCATTTCTGGTCTATGTCAGACTTGTCAGGATGGAGTGTTTGGGGTGCGTGTGCCTGACAATAAGCAGTATGGTCTCGCCCGTTTTAACATCAAATCTTATCAAAAATGAAAGGAGAAATAATATCATGATGATTGTACACTATCCTTCCAAGAAGGAACTGAAAGTGGCTGTTGGTCAGCCATTGAAGTACACCGAAACTTCTTTGTTTGGAGAAGAATATAGAGAGACTGGAAAGTTTGTAGTGGCACGACGACCACACTTACAAGGTGGAGGGCGTGAGTTCTTTGCTGAAGTAACGATGAAAGATGGCTTGATTAAAGCCGTGAAATAGGAGTGAGCCAATGAACTATGCTGATCTTACAGCAGAAGAACTTCTGGTATGGTCAAGGGATCATCTGGAATTCCTACAGAAAATGGAATGGTTTGTTCATGGAGAGACCAGCACTCCTGAACTGGTGGACAGGATCAACAATTTTCTTACGAATCTTAGTGTAGCTGATGAACGTAGAGCTATTAATGAGATCATGATTAAGATGGAGGAAGAGGAGTAAGCCCATGAATAAAAGACTGACCACCAAAGCGGAATGGGCAAAACACTTGCGTCCTTATGGCAAGCGTGCGGCAAATAAGAAACACCGTAAGGCTTGTGCTCCGCTCATATACTACCCGAAACCATATGGTGCGAGAAATAGAATACATCCCTTGACTGAGAAGGAGAGAGAACATAGAGTTAGAGAAATTGAAAAGCAAGGTGGATGGATTGAAGAGGAGGAAGAAGATGGTAAACAATATCAAGCTTGACATCTGGGAGATTCTTGATGCACAATTTCGTTTCAATGCTACATTCAACAAGGAAGTAGAGGAGATCAAGGATGACTTCATTAAGCCCGACTCATCAGGCGATAGTGAACAGTCAGACGAAGTACAGAAAGAACGTTCATGATGCTGGCAACTATTCCTATGCTGTCATCAAGGCCAGCACCAACATAAAGCTGGGCAAGAAGGTAACTAAGGGTCACCTGAAGGGTGCCAAGATATTCACCCTTACTCTGGAAGAGAGAGCTACCTGTGACAGTGACTGTGAGCACTGGCTGGACTGTTATGGTAACAACATGCCCTTTGGTCACAGGTTCGAGGCCAATGATGCCCTCATGGTATCAATCGAACGTGATCTGGATAAACTGGATGCAAAGGGTAAGCCCTATCTAGTCAGGCTGCATATTCTGGGAGACTTCTTCAATCTGAAGTATGTATTTTTCTGGAGGAGACAGTTAGCCAAGAGAGAGCTTCTGAATGTATATGGTTACACTCGTAATCATCCTACTAAACCATTGGGCTATGCTCTGAAGTTAGTACGAAAAGAGTATGGTAAAAGGTTTGCCATTCGGTTCAGTAACTATCCAGACGATCCCTTCTCTGCACAGAGTGAGCATGTATCCATAGAGGGTATTGGTTGTCCTGTGCAGATGGATAAGACGGATAGTTGTAGTACTTGTACTCTCTGTTGGGAGATGGAAGACAAGTCAATCATATTCTATGACCATTAGGAGAAGGTAGATGAAAGAGTATAAGATAAATAACTACATGCTTGACACAGATGAAGCATGGGGAGATGCAGATTACTACCATGCTAATGAGGTGACAGTAGTCATCTACAAGAGAAGGTCAGATGGAAAACCATATCGAATATTGATAGAGGAAAAGGAGAAGAAAGATGAGTAACTTTGAAAGAGAAGTATGGCTGGATGCTCTGGCATTGGCCTATGAGAAGGGGTATGTTACAAGAAGCAAGAAAGAAATCCTTGAGTGTTACTGGCATGACAAGCTGGATGAAAATTCTACTGATGTAGATTACTTTGATTATGACGAGGCTCAAAGATTGATAGGAGGTACAGCCTGATGGTTAATCCATATGATATAACTGTGGATGATCCCAGAGAATTAAGCTCTGATATTCAGAGTGAGATAATGAGTATGGTAGATGCAGATTACATCTGTGAAATTCATATAGAACATATCCGTAGTTGGCTGAAAGAACGAAGTGAAGAATGGCTGGAAGAAAAAGGAGTACCTCTATGAGTAGGATGAAGAACTGGATGATGATAATGGATGAAGTTATCATGGATGCACTGGAAAGTAAATCAGAGAATGTATATGAATACATTCAAACTAAACTGCATGAACAAGGGTATCCCATTGATAAACAATATGTAGAAGAACAATTGAAGGAAGGATAAGATGAAAGAACTAATGCTCTCCCTGATCCTCTGGATAGGAGCCAACTCTACACTTCCAGTGGAAGGAGTAACACTGCCAGAAATAGAATTTATTTCTTCTGAAGAATTACATACCATCTATACCATAGATGATGCTTGTGATACTGTGGAAATAAGAGCATTATATGATTTAAATAATACAATAATATATTTATTGGATGATTGGAATCAGAATAATTTAATAGATAGAAGTTTTCTCCTGCATGAATTAGTACATCATCTACAGAAAGAGGAAGGATATGAATTCAGAGTAATGAGAGAAGAGAAATCATACGAATTACAATTCATTTATTTACAGGAGAGTGCCATAAATAATCCAGAAGAAGTGTTGCATATAAGTGATCTGTTCTATATAATTATGAATAATTGTCATATAATGTAGGATATTAAAATGAAAGAACTAATGATCTCCCTGCTCCTTTGGATAGGAACTAACTCTAC